TCTACACTGCTGAGCGCTGCATAAACGCGCAAACAAAGGTAACAGATTTGCTCCATCGGAAATTTCCAACGGAAACGGCAGACTGCTCGAAAGTCATCGGCTACAAGAAGGACGCGCAGTAACGGCGACCGAACGCTCCGCGATCCCCGCACGCCCCGCCAGTCGGGGCTTTTTTTTCGCCCGCATCGACCTTGAAAAATAATTTCGTATTTTTCTAGTACATTTGTATTTACTTGATCAAATACGTATGTAATAATACCTCCATCGAATCAGCAACCAGATGGAGCGCCACATGTCCCCAGCCGAATTAGCAGCACTCGCCGCCGCCACCGGTGAAGTCACGCCTCCTTTCGTCAGCGCTCCAGCTGCGCCAGCGAGCCTGAAATGAGCGCCACCAATTTCCGCGAGGCCGCGAAGCTGGCCAAGGCAGTAGCGCGCGCGGCATACCGCGCGCCAGCACCGCGCGCCGCTGTGGTGTCGGACACCGCCCGCGACGACGAAATCCGCGACAAGGCGCTCGAACACTTCCGCGCCCAGCGCGCCGCCATCAATGCCGGCACCGGCCGGGCCACGACGGACGCCTGCAATTCGCTGCTGGACTTCCTGGAAGCGGCGCCGGAATTCAACACCCTGGTGTGCACCGCCCTGTCCTGCGACGCGGCCGTGACCGGCGCCGCCTTCCAGGCACTGCTGCGCAAGGTGATGCTGGCCGACGCCGAGGCCGAAGCGCTGCGCGACCTCCGGCAGCTGGAGCTTGAGCGCGAGGATTGACCGTTTTGCCGGCCGCCCCAGCGCCGGAGTAAAGCGGGGACGGGCCGGCGGGCCAGCATAAGCGCCCTGTGGGATCAGCATGCCCGCGTCGCACTCGCCCCGTGCCGCCGGCCGACGTTTCGGCCACCACCACCCACGAAAGGAAACACCGATGTCTGCTACCAAACCAGTTTTTAAGAAAGGCCAGGCTGTGACCGTGATCGGCACGAAACACGATGCCACTCGCCGCGCCGGCAAGTTCGTCGCCGAGCATCCATCCACGCGCGGCTCGTTCTACGAGGTGCAGCTGGACGGCGGCAATGCCACCGCGAAGTTCCGCGCTTCGCAGGTGGACGCGGCCTGACGGCGCCGGCGGTCAGCAGCACGGCCGCCACCCTGACCTGCGCCAGGCGAGCGCAGGAACCACATCAAAGCCGTCGACTAGTGGCCCAGGTCACCTATTCCGAGCGCGACGGTTCCGGGAGACGCAGGTTCGAATCCTGCCGGCTTTGATGTGGTTCGGATAGGGAGTTCCCAGTCGCCACAAATTGCGTCAGCGGGCACGCAATGCAGCACCTGCCGGAGATAAGACTCGCACCGGCCGCGCTTCCTGGCGTACGCAGGAATAGATGCCCCGGAGTGGCTTGGGGTCGGAGAGCAAGGACCGACACCAGCCGAGTTCGATTCTCGGCAGGGGCGCCAGAACATAAACGAGGAGAGCAACGTGAGCTTCACACATACACCTGGTCCTTGGGCCGTGACGTTTGACCCAACGAGCCCTGTCGGCGTGCAGTGGTGCGTTACCGCGAAGGATGAGCAGGTCTTCATCTGTGACTGCATGGACAAGGCCAGCTCATCCACGTCGACCGGCGAGGACAACGCCCACCTGATCGCAGCGGCGCCCGATCTGTTGGAAGCCCTGAAGGCGCTCGACGAGTGCTACTGCGAAGCGGGGGCAGAACTGAGTAAAGAAGATCGTCACCGCCACCGTCTCGCTTTGATGGCTGCGCGCGCCGCCATCGCCAAAGCCACGGTCGCCGCATGAACCGCGCTTCCAGCCACATCACCGGCGCCAGCGCATCGCGCAGCACGAGGATTCTGTTCGGCTTCGAGGGCTGCATTTCGGATCGCCACCCTCGCCTGATGCTTTCCGCCGTGATCGCCCTGGTGCTGACGGCTGACCGTATCGCCGATCTGGCCGCTGGCCTGATTGCGAGGATGCCATGAACCGCCGCGACATCCCGCGCCGTGACGAGCGCCCGCGCCGCAGCGGCTTCACCGACATCCTGGCGCTGATCTTCATCTTCGCCGTGGCCATCCTGGCCCAGGTATCGGATGCGATGGACGACGAGCGCGACGCCCAAGAAATTGCGGCCATGGCTCGCGCCGCGGCGCACGTCACCGAGTGGCCGCTGATCGACAAGCCGGCGGCGAAATGACCTTCGTGCGCCAGGTCCTGCGCAACCGGCGCGCCGGGTTGACCATAAAACACGCCGTGCAGCTGGCGGCCCTGCAGTACAAGATTTTCAAACTTCAAAGGAAAATGTGATGAATGCAGTTACCCAGGAAAGCCGCGCAGCGATGCAGTTGGCACCCAACGAGCAGATGGATATGCCTGTCGTCGCGACCAGCAGCGCATCGCTGATCCTCGATGCCGCCAGCATGGACAGCATGATGCGTCTGGCCGACATCATGGCCAAGGGTCGAGCAACCGTTCCGGAGCACCTGCGCGGGAACGCGGCGGACTGCGGCGCCATCATCATGCAGGCCATCCAGTGGCGGATGAACCCGTACGCCGTGGCGCAGAAAACACACATCGTCAACGGTGCGCTGGGCTACGAGGCGCAGCTGGTGAACGCCGTGATCCAGTCGAGCGGCGTAACCGTCGATCGCTTCCACTACGAGTGGTACGGCCCATGGGAAAAGATCATCGGCAAAACGAAGGTCATCAAAATGCCGGCCAAAGGCGATAAAAAGGAATACGAATTTCGCGTGCCGGATTACAGCATGTCCGACGAGGTGGGCCTGGGCGTTCGCGTCTGGTCGACCTTGAAGGGTGAAGCCGAGCCGCGCGTGCTGGAACTACTGCTGGTGCAGGCCAGCGTGCGTAACTCGCCGCTGTGGGCGACAGATCCCCGCCAGCAGCTCGCCTACCTGGCGGTGAAGCGCTGGACACGCCTATATGCGCCGGACGTCATCCTGGGCGTCTACACGCCGGATGAGCTGGAGGAAGTGAATCGCGAAATCCGCGATATCACTCCAGCCGCAGCGGCCGCGCCGGCGCCGGCCGAGGCGTCGCCCCAGCTGATCCAGCAGGCCTCGCAGGCGGCGGCAAAGGGTGTCGCCGAGTACCAGGCATTCTGGAAGGAAACGGGCGCCACCAACCGCAAGGCGCTGGCCGACCGGCATGAGGGATGGAAGGCCGCCGCTGCTGCCGCTGATCGCTCGCGCACCGTCGACGCGGCTGACACCACGCCTGCCGCGCGCTCCCCGGAGCTCGCCGCGCTGGCCGCAGATATCGGCGCCGCCGCCGACGAGGGCATGGAATCCTTCGAGTACACCTGGAACAGCCTGTCGGCGGCGACCCAGCATGCGCTGGCCAGCGACTACCCCGCCATGAAGGCGCGCGCCGAAGCGGCGACGGGAGCATCGCAATGATCGTCCTCCACTGCGAGCAAGGCGGCGAAGCCTGGCATGCGGCGCGTGCCGGCGTCATCACCGCCAGCATGTTTGCCGTCGCCCGCACGCGCGTCAATGGCCTGACTGAGCAGCAGCAGAAATACGTCGGCGCGATCATGGCCGGTGAAAGCGAAGTCGGCGCCCGCGAGACAGCCGGCTACAAGACGGCGCCGCGCGCTGACGGTATAGCGCGCGCACTGCGCGGCGAGGCCGTCGGCGATCCATCCGACACCGCGAAGGGCTACGCATTCCGCTTGGCGTTGGAGCGGATCAGCGGCAAGCCGCTCGATGATGGCTTCGAGACGTACGCGATGCGGCGCGGTCACGACCTGGAGCCAGCCGCGCGCCGCGAGCACGAGATCGCCAGCGGCCACGTCGTCGAGCGCGCTGGCTTCGTGCTGACGGAAGACCGGCTCTTCGGCGCCAGCGCAGACGGTTTGATCGGCACCGACGGCGGCAGTGAATATAAATGCCTGATCTCGCCGGAGCGCCTGCGCGCCGTGCTGATCGACCACGATTTCAGCGAGTTCACCGACCAGGTGCAGGGCTGCATGTGGATCACGGGCAGGCGCTGGTGGGATTTCTGCCTCTACTGCCCTGCCCTTGAACCGATCGACAAGCATCTCTGGTGGCGCCGCGTCGAGCGAGACGACAACTACATCGACGCCATGGTCGCCGACCTGGTCGAGTTTGAAAAACTGGTATCCCACAACGAAGTGCTTTTACGGATGAAGGAAGCAGCATGAACGCCACGACGAAAACAGAAATTGCAATGCTGGGCCAGCTGTCCACGTTACCGCCGGCCGCGCGCGCCGCGCTGGTACTGGGCAGCGAAAAGCAGCGCATTGACCTGGCCGAGCTGGTGAAGCGCTCCGCAGGAATCCTCACCGTCGTCGACGGTAACGGTCGCAAGGAAGCTCACACCGCCGGCATGGCCCTGAAAAATACCCGCACCGCGATCCGCGGCACCGGCAAGGCGGCACGCGAGGATGCCACGGCGTTCAGCAAGGCCGTCATCGCCGAAGAGGATGCGCTGATCGCTCTGATCGAGCCAGAGGAATCGCGCCTGTTCACGCTGCGCGATGGCTACGATGCCGCTGAGCAGGAGCGCAAGGATGCCGAGCGGCGCGCCGAGGCGCAGCGCGTGCAAGCCATCACAGACGCCATCGCGGCGCTGCGCCGCTTCGAGATCGAGGTCGTGCGTACCGTCAGCACGGCGGCCGACACCCAGGCGCTGATCGATCAACTGACCGAAATCGAGATTACGGCCGACATTTACCAGGAGCGCCAGGCCGCTGCGGAATTGGTCAAGGCCGAAGTATTGGCGTCGATGAGCGCCATCCTGACCAGTCGCACCGAAGCGGAGGCTGCCGCGGCACAGGCGCAGGCCGCCCGCGAAGAAGAGGCGCGCCGCGTCGCCGAGGAACGCCAGCGCCTGGCCGCCGATCGCGAAGCGATGGCGAAAGAGCGCGAGCGCGCCGCCGCTGCGAAGGCTGCTGAACAGGCCGAGCAGGATGAGCGCGACCGCGTGGCCGCCGAAACGAAGCGTCAGCTGGACGCGCAGCAAGCGCAAATCGCGGCTGACCGCCAGGCGCTGGCGGACGAGCGTGCCGCCGAGGAAAAGCGCCGCGCCGCTGCGCTGGCCGCGGAGCAGCTGGCCGCCCAGGTGCGGGTCGACCACGGCGATGCGCTGGCGATGTACGAGCAGTTCGATGCGGATCGCGCTGCAGCAGCCTCGCTGGCCACGCAGGCGCTGCCGACGCCCGAGGCTGCGCCGCTCGTTGACCTGGCCGACGCCTACGTCGAGCCTGAGCTGACGCCCTTCGAGATCGCAGATTTCGTCATCGACGCCGTCGCGGCCGAATTTCAGATGGACCGCGCCGCAGCAGTTGAGCGCCTGGCCGCGATCGATTTCAGCGCGTATCGCTCGCATGTGGAGGCAGCGTGAGCGCCGCCTGCACCGAAGACCAGTTCCTGCGCGACGTGGCCGAGCACCAAATGATCGTGATACGCGACGACGGCGTGCACCGGCACATCCGCTTCAAGCGGCCGGACACGAGCTGCATGCACTTCGACCTGATCACCTGGCCGGGCTATCTCTGCTACACCGGCGACATGGGTACCTACGTGTTCCAGCGCCTGACGGACATGTTCGAGTTTTTCCGCACCGACCGCGAGTACAAAAAGCGCCGCGGCAACAAGCTGGCCATCAATCTCTCGTACTGGGGCGAGAAGCTGCAGGCGACTGATCGCGACGGCTATCGCAAATATTCGGCCGACAAGTTCAAGGCCAACGTGATGGACTGGATCGAGCAACGCGGCCTGGTCGGCAAACTGGGTCACGGCCTGCGCGACGAGTTGGAATCGGAGGTGCTCGACCATGCGGATGATAGTGCTGATGTCGCCTACCGCGCGGCGATGGACTTCAAATGGAATGGCAAGCACGTCTTCCCGGACTTTTACGAGGTCGACAGCGAAGAATACACGCACCACTTCGTGTGGTGCTGCTACGCGCTGGCCTGGGGTATTGAGCAGTACGACGCGGCCAAGGTTGCGGCCGAGGCGGTGCCGGCATGAGCGACACGATCGATGACTACAGGGCTATGAAAGGCCACAAGCAGCGCCTGCGCGCCCGTTACGGTATCGATTGCCCCGAGTGCAAGAAGAGCCGGCCACGTGCCAATGCGACGATCTTGCTGCCGCAGCAGCACTGCCGAATCGATGGCTATGTCGATCCCAGGCCTGAGCTGACCAATGCCGAATGGGCGGACGCATGACGCGCCGCGCCGCCTCAGGAGCACCGCCATGACAAAGCGCCCCTTCGTCCTCGTCAACGACCAGGTGCGCCGGCGCTGCGCCCAGGCGGTGCTGGAGGCTCCGCTCGGCTTCGCCGTGGTGATCCAGGAGAAGACGCGAAACCTCGAGCAGAACGCCAAGTTCCACGCGATCTGCGCCGACTTCGCGCACCAGCTGAAATTCGGCGGCCAGCAGCGCAGCGAGGCGCAGTGGAAAGTCTTGCTGATTTCGGGCCACTCGATCGCGACCGGCGAAGGCAGCGAGATGGTTCCCGGCCTTGAGGGCGAGTTCTGCAACCTGCGCGAATCGTCCGCAGCCATGAGCATCGCTCGCATGACCAGCCTTATCGAATACGCAATAGCTTACGGCGCGCAGCACGGCGTCAAATTTAACGATGTGCCGCGCGGCGGATTTTGAAGGAATACCGATGAAACCAGAATTTTCTAAGCCGTTCAACCTTGAGCATGCGAGGGCCGGCGCACCGTTCTGCGGTATCGACGGTGAGGCCGTGCGCATCCTGATCTGGGATCGCAAGCACCCTACCCATCCCATCATCGCTATCGAGGAACGTGGTGAGCAGGAGGCGATCGCCTTCCGTGCAGATGGCAAAGCAGCAAATCATCCATCGCTTGGAATCGTCTTCGAGCTCGTCATGCTACCGCTGGGCTTTATCGACGGCAAGCCGGTTTTCGTGGGCGACAAGTTCACTCACCGCGACGGCGAAGAGGTCACCGCAGCGCCTATGGATATCAAGCTCGGCTTCGATGGTGCTCACTGGCCGGTGCCGGCAAAGGAATATCCGACTTTCGACGGCAGCGTCGACACCCTGGCAATCGTGTACAGCCAAAACAACAACTTCGTGGAGAGCCTAATTCGCGTTGCCAACGCAGCCCTGCGCCACGCCATCGACGCCGGCCAGGTCGTGCCAGTCAGCGAAGCTCAGCCCGGCCTGCGCCCGCACAACCCGTACACCGGCCAGCTGCGCGACCCGCACGATATCGAGAGTGATCCGATAGGGGTTCTGATCCGCCACCCGGACGAGCCGCTGCGCTCCGCCGCGCCATACGCGACATGATCGTCGCCGAAGCTGTGCGCCGCCGTTGCAGTGATCTGGTAGGCGGCTCACATATTGCTCGCCTTGATCTTGCCGCTCTCATCGCCACCATCAACTAAGGAGTCGCCATGTGGTTCAAAAACTTGCAGATTTACCGCTTGCCCGCTCCGTGGGCAAAGACCGCCGAAGCCCTGGCCCAGGCCTTGGCGCCGCACGAGTTCACGCCGTGCACGAGCGCCGACATGCTGCAACAGGGCTGGATCGCGCCGCGCCCGGCCGGCGACCTCGTGCACGCCGTCGGCGGCCAGTTCCTCTTGATGCTCAAGACCGAGAAGAAGCTGCTGCCGCCGGCCGTCATCAACCAGGTGGCCGCCGCGCGCGCCATCGAGCTCGAAGAGGCGCAAGGCTTCGCCCTGGGCAAGAAAGCCATGAAGGAACTCAAGGAGCGCGTCGCCGACGAGTTGCTGCCGCGCGCGTTCAGCCTGGCCAGCACGACCGCCGTCTGGATCGATCCCATCAACGGCTGGCTGGTCGTCGACGCGGCCAGTCCGGCCAAGGCCGACGAGGTCATCAAGCACCTGTTAAAGGCCGTAGACCGGCTGCCATTGGAGAGCCTGCGCGTGCAGCGCTCGCCGACGGCCGTCATGACCGAATGGCTGGAAACAGGCGAGGCGCCAGCCGGCTTCACGGTCGACATGGACGCGACGCTTTGCGCCACCGGTGAGAGCCGCGCGCAGATTGCGTACAAAAAGCACACGCTAGAAGTCGATGACGTGCGCAAGCACATCGCCGCCGGCAAGAAAGTCACTAAACTGGCAATGACCTGGAACGATCGCATTTCCTTCGTTCTGACAGAAACGCTGGCGATCAAGACGATCAAGCCGCTCGACGTCATCAAGGAAACAGAATCGAGCATCAAGAACGACGAGGAGCGCTTCGACGCCGACATGGCGCTGATGACCGGCGAGCTGGCAAAGATGCTGGCCGACGTAGTTGAGGCGCTGGGCGGCGAAGCGACGGTGAGTGAGCCGGGCGAGCCGGCGGCGCCGCGCGCGGCCGCGCCAGGCCAGCGGCAGATCGAGCGCGCTGTCCGGATGACAGCCGAAATGTACAAGGTGCGCGACATGCACCGCTCCGTGCTCAACGAACTGTACGACCAGACAATTCAGCCCGTGATCAAAGAGGTGCGCGGCCACATGGCCGCCAACAAAATCGGCGCTATCGAATCCGCAATCCACATGGCAAAAGCCCTGCCGGCCGGCTCGCAGTCGGCGCAGTTGCTGCTGGTCGCGGCGGTTGAAATCGTGGAGCCCGGCCCGGCCACGGCAGCCGGCTCCGGCCGCGCGCGCGAGGTGCTGGCCCAGTTGGGCGCCGGAGGTGCGGCATGAACGGCCGCATCTTCCAGGTTTCGATAATGGTGACCACTGTTATCCAGGCAGATAATTCGCGACACGCTGTCCAAATGGCAAAGGAGTGCTTTTGCGAGATCGCCGGCGACGCGCTTGCGCGAGATATTGCCGTCGGCGTGCTCGCCGAAATCACGGCTATCGCCGGTCTGCCGGATGGTTGGGACCGCCGTTGCTTGCCGTATGGCGGCGACGGCATTGAGATCCTGGACAAGCTGCTGCCCGAGCGCGCGCCAAGCAGCATGCCAACTCTCGGCGACGCGCTCCCCGATACCAAGGGAGGCAGCTGTGATTGAGCGTTCCTTTCTTTTCACTGCGCCGATGGTGCGCGCCCTGCTCGACGGCGGTGTTTGATGGGACGCAAACCTACCGGCGGCGGCAATGATGAACGCAGGGTCAGACTGGACGACGCCGCGCTCGCCGCGTGGTTCCTGGAGGGTAAAACAGCCAAGGAAATTTCGCAGATTGTTGGATGTTCGATCCCGCCGATTCAAAACGCACTGAAACGATTAGGCCTTCGCCGGCCAGCAAAACAACGTCTCGGCGTTTTGTCGGGTAGCCGCAACCCAGCGTGGTCTGGAGGTCGTCATATCCGAAGCGATGGATACGTCCGAATTTGGACACCAGACGGGCAACGGCTTGAGCATCAAGTTGTCATGGAATCCAAGCTTGGCAGGCCTTTAGTGGATGGTGAGGTTGTACACCACATCGACGAGATCAAATCGAACAATGACCCGATGAATTTACAGCTCACCAGTCAGGCTGAGCACATCAGAAAACACCTTCCAGAAATGCATCGAGCGAGGTACGGAAAATGAAAGAAAAACCGATCCTATTTTCAGGGCCAATGGTAGTGGCACTGTTGTCCGGCTCAAAAACTCAGACGCGGCGCGTCATGAAACCGCAGCCTGAGCCAATACCAGATCGCCCCGGCGATCACTGGTGGCCCTGCAATGCATTCCAGACGATGCTGAGCGTTTCGGAAGTGAGCGAGCCTGGCGCCCATGGCATGGCCGGCGACGCATGTCCGCACGGCGCCCACCGCGACCGCCTGCGCGTGCGCGAAACGTTCTTCGCCTACGGCCGCTGGGAGACGCGCTACAGCGAGAAGAAAAAGCGCGACGAGTGGCACTTCGTCGACATGACCAGCGAGTGCGGCCACTGCTACCAGTATGCGGCTGATGCGCCGGACCTGCAGCTCGAGACGGGGCGCGGCGTCCTGCCCGGCTGGTACACGCGGCCAGCGATATTCATGCCGCGCGCGGCCAGCCGGATCCTGCTCGAGATCACGTCGGTTCGCGTGGAGAGGTTGAACGATATCAGCAGCACTGACGCCGAACTGGAGGGTGTTAAATGCAATATGTCAGCCTTGGGTTTTGTTGACCACTACCGCGCACTTTGGGAGCGCATCAACGGCGCCGGCACGTGGGCGGCGAACCCATGGGTGTGGGTGATCGAATTTAAGCGGGTGACGCCATGAACGAACCGCACGACCATCACCGCGTCAGCGCCGACGGCAAAGCGCTCGGCGCCATCACCGCCCGGTTGGCCGATATAGAGTGCGCTGCCCTCGCGCGCGACGGCGAGGCTGACGAGCGGTGCAGGAGCTGCGCATTCCGCGCCGGTACCGTGCCGAACGGCTGCGAGCAGACCCAACTCGACGCCATGAAGGCTATCGCCGAGGACGTGCCGTTCATGTGTCACGTGCACCGGACGGCCAGCGGTAACCCGACCAGGATCTGTCACGGCTGGTTTGCGGCGCGCCGCGTCATCGACCGCATCGAGGCTGCAACGGGCGAGAAGATGCCGCCGGCGCCGTACGATTTTTCACCACCAGACGAACCGGAGGCAGCATGAACACGACGACCGCAACACCCGAAGCCCGCACCGAGCTGCGCGACCAGATCGGCCAGGCCATCAAGGACGCCATCGCCAGCGGCGCGCCACAGGCCGACTATTGCGACAGCCGCGAGGTAGATCGGCTGGCTGACGCGGTCCTGGCCGTGGTCCTGCCGTTGCTCGCCGACCGCGACCAGCGCCTGCTCACGATGACCAGCGCCTGGACCGTGGGCCGCAAGCTGCTGGCCGCTTGGCAGCGCGGAGAGGTGCCGCCGGTTGATCCCGCGATGCCGTACTACGTCGACCAGGCGTGGCTAGATGCGGCGCCGGTGGAGAATGGGCCCGGTGCCCAGATCGCCACCAGCGCCGCACTGGAGCGGAAGCCATTCGCCCACTTCGTGCAGCCAAGCAGCTTCGGCCCATTCCTCGAATGTGAGTCCTCGCAGGTTGGCGCGTTCCCGGCTTTCCGCCAGTCCACCAGCGCAGCCGATAGCGAAGATGCTGCGCTGGTTGAGGTGCTCGCACATGCGGCGTTTCATGCCTTCGGGTATGAACAGTCAGAAGTGGACCTCCTGTTGCTCTTCAAGGAAGTTGCTGCCCGCGCCAAGAAAGTCACATCATGAGCCGCGCTGATCTGGATGCGCAGCGGGCGCGCTTCATCGCAGACATGGAGGCTGCGGGACATGCGGAAGATATGGATTTGGGCTGGCTAACCACCACGAATTGCTTCGCTGACAAAGGGGCTCGGCAGGCATTCATTGGCTGGCAAGCAGCCCTCGCCGCGCAAGCTCCGGTTCCATGTGGTGAAGATCAGGAACCGAGGCGTATTGCGGATGTTCTGATGCACATGGCAGGCAACGATCTTATTTTTTGGCACGGCACTGGCAGCGATGAAGATGATGCGTGGAACACTGACGAGGAGTACCGCGCTACGCTCGCTGCCGTGAAGACGGCTTTAGCCGCGCAAGCGCCAGAAAATCATGCCCTCGATACCACTACAGACCTGCTGCTGGATGTTGCGCGCTTGGCCCATGACGCCATGGACGGCACTGAGGAAAACGACACCGGTTTGCATTGGAACCGCACAGATTTTGATGCACTGAGCGAGGCCATGGACAAGCTGGACGCATTGCCAGACGATCGCCTTGGCTACGTGATGGGGCCAGCAGCAAAGGCGGCATGGGCGCTCAAAGCAAGCTCCGTGAGAGTAGCTACCATCGCCGCGCAAGCGCCAGTGCAGGGCGAGCCGGTGGGAAGCCTGGAATACGCGCTTAAATATTTTGAGAAGGCGTACTCGGCAAAGCGACTTCGTGATGTTCGTGCAGCTTGTTTGGATGGTGCACAGCTTATGCGCACCGCCATCGACGCAGCCAGGAAGGCGGCCAAGCCATGAGTCTGATCGACCACCTCATGAAGCGCGAGAAGTTGGACCTGGCGAAGGAACTGGCCAGGACTGCGCGGGAAAACGCCGTGCTGCGCGATGAGATCGGCAAGCGCGATGTCGAACTGTTCTGGATGAAGGTTGCGGAGCGGGATGCGCCGGTGGAGCAGCAAACTGAGGCGACACCGGCCGCAAATCGGAGCACGCCATGAACATGAGCCAGGACGAAATCGACGCGATCGCCCGACTGATTGTCGAGCGCGGCACCGGGAAGATGGCGCGGCCGCCCGCTGGCGAGTTGAATCGCCAGCAAATTTGCGCGGCACTGGGTGTGAGCGAATCGACGATCCGGCGCCTGGAGCAATCCGGACTACCATTTACACCTGTCGGCGTGCGCTCGAAGCGATACGATTTACAGGAATGCAAGAATTGGCTAAAGGAACATAACCAATGTCCATCTGGGACGACAAAAAAGGCCGCAAGCACGTCGGTATCATGGTCGGCGGCAAAAGAATTCACCGAGTCCTGCCGGAAGGTGCAACTGCGCGTGACGCCAAGCTAGTTGAGGCCGAAATACGTGCGGCGGTAGCGCGCGCGCCGAAAGTGGTCAATATTCCCGGCGACCCGCCGATGAGCTTTGTCTTATCCCTCTATATCGAGCACTCGAAAACGCTCCGCAGCGCCGACACATCAAAACACCACGCCATGCGCCTAGGACCCTGGGCCGAGAAATACAAAGCCAGTCAGGCCCAGGAATTTGCCGATCACGTCATTAGGGACATGAGCAAGCTGATTGAGGATCAGAAGACCAAAATAATGAAGCCAGCGTATGCTCCGGCTACGATCAACCGGTCCCTCGCGTGCGCCAAAAAGGGCCTCACGATCGCGTGGCGCCAACGCTTGACCCATGAAAATTATGGCCTGCGTATAGAAGGCGTGACGGTCAATAACAAGCGCGAGGTATTTTTAAGCGTCGAGGAAGTGCAAAAAATTGCGCAGCATTGCACAGAGCAGGCCCAGGCTGCTATTTGGGCGGCGCTGCTGACCGGCGCCAGGCGTGGCGAGCTGTTCCAAATTCGGACCGAGCATATTGGGCCCGATACCATCACGCTGCCGTCCAGCCACACGAAAACGCTGAAAATGCGCGTCATTCCGATCATCCCAGCGCTACGGCCGTGGCTGGAATATTTCCCGCTCGAGATAACCGTCGATGGCGCGAAGTCCGCCTGGCGCCGCGCCCGCGTCAAGGCCGGGATGCAGCACGTGAATTTCCACGACCTGCGCCACTCGTGCGCTAGCATCATGCTGGGCCTCGGGGTCGACCTGTACACGATCAGCAAGATCCTCGGGCACAGCAATGTGCAGACTACACAGCGCTATGCCCACCTGCAGGTCGACGCGCAGCGCGCCGCGCTCGGCAAGCTGTCGGCGCTGGTGCAAAAAAGGAAAAAGTGAATTACACCAGAAAATTACACAGGCAAAAAAAATCCGGCGCATAATCGGCCGGATTTCTTTGCAAGTACTTGATAATAGTGAGTATTCTTGGTGGGAAGTGCAAGTTTCGAACTTGCGACCCCTGCAGTGTGAATGCAGTGCTCTACCCCTGAGCTAACCTCCCAAAGCG